ATGGCGGACTCTCCCAAGTCCGGACGGCGCGGCCTGCCCGCGCCGTCCGAGCTGCCGCGCTTCAGGCAATGGTCGAAGCCGTTCCTGGCCGAACTTGCAGCCACGTCCAATGTCTCGGCCGCCGCGCGCAAGGCCGGGATCGCCACTGCCACCGCCTATGAGGCGCGGCGGCTCAATCCCGAATTCAACCGCGCGTGGAGCCGCGCGCTGTGCGAAGGCTATGACCATCTCGAAATGGAGCTGCTCCACCGCCTGCGCAGCGGCGAGGTCAAGCCGGCCGCCGGGGCCCGCCGGGGCGCCCGCGCCTTTGACAACGCCACCGCGTTTCGCCTGCTCGCCGCGCACCGCGAAAGCGCCGCCCGCCAGCGCGCGATCCGCGACAACGAAGACGCCGAAGCGATCATCCTCGCGATCAATGCCAAGCTCGAAAAGATGCGCCAGCGCCGGTTGACCGCCTTGCCGCTGCCATCCCCTGCCGATGCCGCCAGCGATGAGTGACACCGCCCTGCTGCGCGCGCTGCTCGATACGCCCGAAACCGAACGGCTGCGCGCGCTGCGTGACCTCAGCGAGGAACAGGCCCGCGAATTTGCGCACCACTGGCAGCTCTGGGCGCGGCGCGATCAGCTGCCCCCGCCGGGCGACTGGCGGGTGTGGCTGATCATGGCCGGGCGCGGGTTTGGCAAGACCCGCGCCGGGGCCGAATGGGTCCGCGCGGTGGCCGCCGCCGATCCCGCCGCGCGGATCGCGCTGGTCGGCGCTTCGCTGGGCGAGGCCCGCGCGGTGATGGTCGAGGGCGAAAGCGGCCTGCTCGAAGTCTGTCCGCCGCGCAGCCGCCCGCTGTTCGAACCCTCGCTGCGGCGGCTGACCTGGCCCAATGGCGCGCAGGCTACGCTCTATTCTGCGCAGGAGCCTGAAAGCCTGCGCGGGCCGCAACATAGTCACGCCTGGTGTGACGAACTCGCCAAGTGGGACAATGCCGCGGGCCGCGCGCTGCGCGCCTGGGACAATCTGCTGCTGGGGCTGCGGCTGGGCGATGCGCCGCGCGCCGCGGTCACCACCACCCCGCGCGCCGTGCCGCTGCTGCGCCGCCTGATCGATCACGAGGGCACCGTGGTGACGCGCGGGCGGACCGAGGACAACGCCGATCACCTGCCCGAACGCTTCGTGCAGGGCATCCGCCGCCAATATGGCCGCTCGGCGCTGGGGCGGCAGGAACTCGACGGGGAACTGATCGCCGATGCCGAAGGCGCACTGTGGACCCGCGCCCTGCTCGAAGCCCGGCGCGAAGCCGCTGCCACCAGCCCGGTAACCCGCGTGGTGATCGGGGTCGATCCGCCGGTTTCGGCCGGCGGCGATGCCTGCGGGATTGTGGTCTGCGCCGCGTGCGAGGACGGGATTGCCCGGGTGCTGGCCGATGCCAGCCTCGAAAAGCCGAGCCCCGAACGCTGGGCCCGCGCCGTTGCCCGCACCGCCGAGGCCTGGGCCGCCGACCGCGTGGTGGCCGAGGCCAACCAGGGCGGCAGCATGGTCGCCAGCGTGCTGCGCGCCGCCGATGTCGCGCTGCCGATCCGGCTGGTCCACGCCCGCCAGGGCAAAAGTGCCCGAGCCGAACCGGTCGCCGCGCTCTACGAAGCCGGGCGGGTGCGCCACGTCGGCCAGCTGCCGAGCCTGGAAGACCAGCTTTGCGGCCTGATCGCCGGCGGCGCCTACCACGGCCCCGGCCGCAGTCCCGACCGCGCCGATGCGCTGGTCTGGGCCTTGAGCGAATTGATGCTCGCACCGCGCCTGCGCCCCCGCGTGCGCCACGATCTTGTTTGACCTCCTTTTGCGAAAGGCTGCCCATGTCCTTCCTTCAGAGCCTTGCCGCCGCGTTCAAGGGGCAGAGCCGCGTGCCGCTGGCGCGCAACTTCGTCTCGCCGTGGATCTTCGCCGATGGCGGCGGGGGCCGGGCGCCGTTTGACTATGGCCAGGCGGCCAAGCGCGCCTATCTCGACAATCCGGTGGCGCAGCGCGCGGTGCGGCTGGTGGCCGAAGGGATCGCCGGCGCGCCGCTGGTGCCGACCGACCCGGCGCTCGCCCGGCTGGTCGGGGCCACCAGCGCGGGCCAGTCACTGCTCGAAACGCTGGCCAGCCAGTTGCTGCTCCACGGCAATGCCTATGTCCAGATCGTCAGGGACGGCGCGGGCCGCCCGGCCGAACTGTTTGCGCTGAGGCCCGAGCGGGTCAGCGTGATCGCGGGGAGCGACGGCTGGCCCGGCGGCTATGCCTACCGGGTCGGGGAGACGGCGCTCAGCCTCCCGCTGCTCGACGAGGATGCCTCACCCGGGATCATCCACATCAAGTCGTTCCACCCGGCCGACGATCATTACGGCGCGGGGTGCCTGGCGGCAGCCGATCAGGCCGTGGCGACCCACAACGCCGCGGCCGACTGGAACCGGATGCTGCTGGAAAACGCGGCGCGGCCATCGGGCGCGCTGGTCTATGATCCGGGCGACGCGGGCGGGCTGAGCGCCGACCAGTTCGACCGGCTCAAGGCCGAACTCGCCCAGGCCTACAGCGGGCATGGCAATGCCGGGCGGCCGATGCTGCTCGAAGGCGGGCTCAAATGGCAGGCGCTCAGCCTTAGCCCCGCCGACATGGACTTTGCCGAACTCAAGGCGGCTGCCGCGCGCGACATTGCGCTGGCCTTTGGCGTGCCGCCGATGCTGCTCGGCCTGCCGGGGGACGCCACCTATGCCAATTACCGCGAGGCCAACCGCGCGCTGTGGCGGCTGACCCTGCTGCCGCTGGCGGGCAAGATCCTCGCCGCGCTGGGCGAGGGGCTGGAAACCTGGTTCGCCGGTGCCCCGCTCGCCATCGACCTCGACCGGGTGCCGGCGCTGGCCGAAGACCGCGAGCGGCTGTGGAGCCAGGTCGGCACCGCGGCGTTCCTCAGCGACGGTGAAAAGCGCGCGATGCTGGGCCTGCCCCCGCTTGACCCGGCCCATTGAAGGAACAAACAATGAACAGAGAAGAGATGGTGGCGCGCCTGATCGCGCAAGCCGCCGATGCCGGCGGCGATCTGGTGACCCTGCGCGCAATCGTCGAGGAAGCCAGCGAGCTGGGCGCGGAGCGGGTGATGACCCGCATGGGGCTTGATGATCCGCGCGCCCATTCCGACCTCAACGAACTGCGCCAGCTGCTTCAGGCCTGGCGCGATGCCAAGGCCAGCGCGTGGAAAGCCGCGATCGCCTGGGTGGTGCGCGGCGGGCTGGCCTTGCTGCTGCTGGGGATCGCCTGGCGCACCGGCACCACCGGGCTGCTCAAGTGACCGCGCCCGCCCCCGGCGCCCCGCTGCGCTTTGCCGGCTATGCAGCGCTGTTCGGTCTGCGCGATGCCGGGCGCGATCTGATCCGCCCCGGCGCCTTTGCCCGCACGCTGGCCGAACGCGATGGCCCGCTGCCGCTCTATTGGCAGCACCGCCCCGACCAGCGGATCGGCTGGATCGAACAGGCGCGCGAGGATGCCCGCGGTCTCAGGGTGATCGCCAGCATCGACAATCCGCAGGGCGGGGCCGCCGCGGCCCTGCTCCGCGGCGCGGTGACCGGGCTGTCGTTCGGCTACCGCGCGCGCGGCTTCACCCGCGATGTGGCGGGGCGCGATCTGACCGCGATCGAGCTGTTCGAGGTCAGCCTCGTCACCCACCCGATGCAGCATGGCGCGCGGGTCCACCTGCTCGCCTGACCTGCGTTTTCAGCCTCCCATTTCCGGCCGCCTGATGGGGCGGCCATTTCGCGAAAGGTGCAAGCCCCATGGATAATGCCCAGCCTACCCCCACCCCCGATACCGCCGCGCTCGACGCTTCGTTCGATATCGTCGCCCGTCAGGACGCCGCCGATGCCGCGCTCGGCGCGCTGCGCAGCGATGTCGATGAAGTGAAATCGCGGCTCGACCGCGTCAGCCGCGCCGCCGCCCGCCCGGCGATCGGCACTGCCGGCACGGTCAGCCCCGAACTCAAGGGCTTCGTCGATGGCTATCTGCGCCATGGCCGCGAAAGCGAATTGAAGTCGATCAGCGGCGCGGTAGCAACCGATGGCGGCTATGCCGTCCCGCGCGAGATCGATGCCCTGATCGCGGCCCAGCTCAAACTGATCAGCCCGATCCGCGCCATCGCCCAGGTCGTCCAGACCGGCACCGCCGGCTACCGCAAGCTGGTGACCAGTGGCGGATCGGCTTCGGGCTGGGTCAGCGAAGTCGCCGCGCGGCCCGAAACCACCACCCCCAAGTTCAACGAAATCGCCCCGCCGATGGGCGAACTCTATGCCAACCCGGCCGCGAGCCAGGCCATGCTCGACGATGCCCAGTTCGATCTTGAAGGCTGGCTGGCGAACGAGATCGCGATGGAATTCGCCCGCGCCGAAGGAGCCGCCTTCGTCAATGGCAGCGGCACCAACCAGCCCAAGGGCTTCCTTGGCGCGCCAACCAGCACGGCGGCCGACGCAGCCCGCGCCTTTGGCACGCTGCAGTTCATCGCCAGCGGCAATGCCACCGCCTTTGACACCGCGCCCGAACTAAAGCTGATCGACCTCGTCCATTCGCTCAAGGCCGGGCACCGCCAGGGCGCCTGCTTCGTGATGAATTCCAAGACGCTCGCCGTCGTGCGCAAGTTCAAGGCCGCCGATGGCTCGTTCCTGTGGACCCCGGGCCTGCTCGATGGCGCTCCGGCCCGCCTGCTCGGCTACCCGGTGGTCGAAGCCGAGGACATGCCCGATGTTGCCGCCGGGGTGTTCCCGATCGCGTTCGGCAATTTCCGCAACGGCTATCTCATCGCCGAGCGCAAGGCGACGACGATCCTGCGCGATCCTTTCACCAACAAGCCGTTCGTGAACTTCTACGCGACCAAGCGCATCGGCGGGCAGGTGCTCGATAGCGATGCGATCAAGCTGCTCAAGATCTCGACCTGACCTTGCGGCCTTGAGCCTTGCGGGACGCGGCCCTTCCCCTGCCGCGTCCCGCCGCGCCCGCGCCGCAGCCTCCCGGCGGTGCGGGCGCCCCCCTTTCCTGAAACAGCCAGATGGAGACCGCCATGAAGCGGACAATCGTCACGCCGGCCGGATCCCAACCGGCGGCCCTCTCCGAACTCAAGGACTGGCTCGGCATCACCACGCCGGGCGACGATGCGCAGCTCTCCGCGCTGCTGCGCACCGCGCTTGACCTGTGCGAGGATTTTACCGGCACCATGCCCGTGCAGCAGACCTGCGAGGAACTGCTGCCCGTGACCGGCACCTGGACAAAGATCGCCGCGCGCCCGGTTCAGGCGATCCTTGCCGTCGAAGGCGTGCCTGCCGAAGGCGCACGCTTTGCCCTGCCAGCAGGCAACTATGCGATCGAGCTTGATGCCGATGGCGGCGGGCGGGTGCTGGTGCACAATTCGGGCGCTGCCGGGCGGATCGCGGTGCGCTTCATCGCCGGGCTCGCCGCCGATTGGGCCGCCCTGCCCGATGGTCTGCGCCACGGCGTGCTGCGGCTGGCCGCACACCTCTACCGCGCCCGCGAAAGCGATGCCCCGCCCGCCCTGCCCCCGGCGGCAGTGGCCGCGATGTGGCGGCCCTGGCGGCAGCTGCGGCTGGCATGAGCACCTTTGAAGCCCTCGCCGCCCGGCTGATGGCCAGCGCCCGCCGCCTCGGCGAAGCGCGCGCCGCCGAGCGCCGCCTGCAAGCCGCCGATCCCGCCGCGCGCTGGCGTCAGGCCAGCCTGCTCTGGCCGCTGTTCACGAAAGGATAGCCCCCGTGGAAATTCCCCTGCGCGCCGCGCTGATCGCCTGGCTGGCCGCCGATCCGGCGCTGGCCGGCCAGCTCAACGCCATCGTCGAGGAAGCCCCCAGCCGCACCGCCCTGCCGTGGCTGGCGATCGCCGCCAGCGCCAGCGCCGACTGGAGCGCCAAGGACCGCCAGGGCCGCGAAGTGCGGATCGCGCTGGAACTGCACTGCCGCGGCGACAAAGCCGACAGCGCCGCCGCGCTGTGCGCCGCGATCGAAAGCCGCATTGCCGCGCTGCCCCCGGCCCAGCCGGGCTGGCGCGTGGTTTCGGCGACGTTCCTGCGCGCCCGCGCCGAACAGCGCGGGGCCAATACCCGCGCAGTCTTGATCGAATACCGCTTCCGCGTGCTTGCGGACTGA